TAATAAGAAAACAAAGTTAGTAGGTAATCTGAATACTGCCATGACGATTAATCGTCACCAAGAGGATTTTTATCATCGTGATTATAATCGCTGGAAAAAAGAAAACTCAGAGTTACAGGATGAATTTATCAAAAATGGTTTAAACGCATTTGAGGCAGAAGAAGCAATGCGACATGCTCACTTTAATGATAGAGCAGCAGATTGGGTATCTAATGAACATATCAAAACAGGTAGTGAATATATGGATGATGTTGAGTATCATCCAAAGAATCTTGGTCATAGGTCTTACATGTATGGACTTGAATGGTTTTCTCCCGAAGAAAGAACCGCTATTCAAAAACATATAGAAGAAAAAGGCCTAAATGAGCATGATGAAATTAAATTACCAAATGGAGAAAAAATTCCATCTGCACGTTTAATCTATAACAAACTGATGAGGATGACTCCCGAAAAAAATTGGGCAATAAGAAAAATGAAAATGCCGGGAAGGAATTCTCATTTAAGACAAGAAAGTAATGAAACAGATTATCATAACCCCGGTGATGACAGATTTTTCCAACAAGCATTAGGCAGAATTGCACACACCCCTTTAGATGAATTAGGCGAAAGGTCAGTTGCTGATTACATTCTTGATGAAATAAATAATCAACATGATGCAAACATAGAGGCTGCTGGACATCGCCCGTTGAGATTCTTGCCTCGTTTAAGAATCGGTAAAGAGCCGATGAAAGAGATGGATTGGCCCGATTTAAGAGATGCCTCTTACAATCACTTTAGAACTATCAAAAAAGATGGTAAATATGGTGCTTTGAAAAAGAAAAGAGACATTGAAAATGTTAGAATGACTAAAGATGATTTAATGTATCTAGCAGGATATGACCCTGTAAATGGTAATTTATTAGAAAACCACCCTATACATGGGCAGTTAGATGGGCCGATAATTAATTCTGATATGATAAATAAAATAGTAGAGATGGCTAAAGAAAGCGGCTCTTTACATTCAAAAATAAAGGATTTCCGTAAACATCGTGCATTCTTTACTGCTGCACATGGCCCTCATCCCGAAGAAGAAAAGCCGGAGTATTGGAAAGTATCTAATGATGGTACTTACACATATGGCCCCGGTAAATTTTGGTCACAACCGTTTCAAAATACGGGCGGGGGTAACATGACTCTTACTACATATCTTGAAATGATTCACGCAATTGCAGCAGACGAAAACGGAATGTCAGACTTATTTGAAATAACAGATACAGGTACAGAATACATACACCCAAACCCAAATAATTCTTCTTTAGCATTTCACTTTATGCCCGAAAAACAAAAATTACTTGGTAATTATGATGCCGGTACAAAAAAATTCATTCATGCACCGGATAATATGAGTATTCAAAATTTAGTTTCACCGATGAATGTAAGTGTACCTTACAAACATGATAGTGGTATGTTAAAAGAAGGTTTAACCGATAAAAACAATTTTACTGAACATAAGTCATCTCTTTCTCCACAATATGAATATGTAATGAGATTTACAAGTAAGAAAGATAGGAAAAAATACGGAAGTCATCTCGTGCCTAATGAAGATGTTATTACTAACATCCCTAACAAATCGTTTTTACCGGAGTCAGCATTTGGTGCTAATCCTTCTGACAATCACATTTATAGAAATGCTAGACACGCTGCTTGGTTAAACAAAGTAACAGGAAGAAATAATCACCCAAATAACCCTGCCAAAAAATCAATTGTAAAGTTTAATGATTACATGAGAGGTGATAGTGGGCTTGGAGATGAAGATGCTGACCAATTTGCTGAATTGATGGGATGGGGTAACATATCTCAACCAAATTACAATAATATGAGAAACTTGTTTATAGATAACCCAAAAAACAGAATGCCTGTTAAGATTATCAATACTATCTCTAAAATATTAGAAACTACTAATCCTAAACAAATTTTAGATTACTTAGAAGGAGATGACCACCACGAATTGAAAGCAGCATTAGGTTTCAGTCAAAAGGACAACATAAATTTTGATGATATAAGAAACACCTTCGATGACACTATTATTACTTTAAATCAAGAATATAAGGCACAAACTGCAAAACAGAAAAACAAAACTAAACGCACTGCTGGTGTGCATGATGCTATTAATCGAATGATAAGATTAGGTGGTATGTTACCTTCGTTTGAGAAGGAAAGCGGTTTAACAGAATATTTGGATAGTCTAAATTACAAATTTATGGCTTCAACTAATCCCGAAGAAAAAGAAATGATTGCGGGTCAAATGGCAGAAGCAGAGAGAGACTTGGCCGAAATGCAAAGAAAAAGTATGCAAAAAGTATTAGGTTCAAAAGCAAATAATTATTGGAAGATTGAAGAAAATATTCTCCATGATTTAGCCAAATCTCACAGAAACTTAGTAGCAGAAGTAGCAAGAGATAAAATCATTCCAGCCATGATAGAAGTAAGACCCGATGCGTTTGACACTTCTAATCCTCAACAGTATATTGACAATACTATGAGAGCATTCCGTGATGCTCAAAGATATATTATGACTGTACCACATGATATACACGGATTGCAAGCAATGGGTTACGGTTTATCTACAGAACTAAAACCAAATCCGAAGCAAGATAGTTTCCATTTAGATATTGCAAATCATTTGAAGACTCATGGTACAATGATAGACCCTAACATGAGTGATAAAGAAATATTTGATGCTCTAAACATCAATGAAAGGTCGCCTATGGCTAAACAAATGATTGCTAATCTACGAGAAAAGAGTAGTAGTTTGAATACACCATTGTCTGTAGCGACCATAAAGGACATTATTACTCATGGTAACATAAAGGATATTCGTGGTGTAAATATAGAAGATTTGCATCATAATGAAGAGTTAGCAAATAAAGATGAAAGTGAGGTATCTGACGAAGAATTATTTTATCATAAACTTCACAATTCAGATTATCATTCAGCCTTAATTAATTCTCAAACCGCATTCAAAGAAAGTGATTGGAAGGGGCACTTTGCACACGCTGTACCACGCAGAATGATGGGAATGTTAAATCCTCAACAATTTGATTTTAGTATGCAAGCCGCAGGTATTGGTATGCTTTCGGGTGATATACATAATATGCAAGGTTTGCAAAGAAAAGGTAAGGATAAGGTTTCAAGACAAACAAGAAATTATCTTGATACTATAGTACACTATGACCCTAATGCTGAACTAGATGAGTACGGTCTTTTTACACCACCAAACGAAGTAGTTGAGACAGCAGGTTTGAAGATGGGTGCAGTAGGCGCACCAAGCCCAAACAACTTTTCTATTATAGACTCCTTTGATAGTGGTGCTTGGCATGGTGGTCATGAGTGTAATCCTAATGTTGGTTGCGAGTTTGATTCGCAAGGTAACATTGTGGCTGGTACTAATCCCGGCCCCGGTTTGTTCTACAGTGTACCCGAAGAGTTGCTTAACGTAGCACACGGAAAAGGGAATTGGGAGGAAACTTGGGATAAAGCACCACCTCCACAATATACACTTCCTCCATTCCTAAGTATGAATTACGATACCTTTGAAACTCCAAATGATGTTCCTACTCGTATTGCTATGAGCGAAATGACTGAAATCATTACTTCCTTACTTGACCCCGACATCTTGTTGACGAAGAGTGATGAAGCGGCTTGGTCACCAGCAGTAAGACCTATGCATCGTATTTTCGATATGAAGGATTTAGAACATTTGAAAGGTTTCAGTGGTTCTTGGGTAGTAAGTAAGTGGTATGATGGTCAAAGAGTTATCATTGTAAAGAACAGCGATGAGGTCACGGCATACAATGAAAGCGGTAAAAAGAAAGGACTTCGTAAAGCCACCAAAGAAGCCTTAGAGAAAGTTAATGATAACAATTTCACTATAGATGCTATTCTCGGTGAAGAGGATTTGAATATCATTGATATTTTAAATTACGATGATAATAATATATCTGACATGCAATTGTATGAGAGATTGAAGATACTACGCTCTCAATTTGAAAGTCATGAAAACGTGATAGTCCCCGGACCTCACGATACTAGAATGACAGACGATGAGGGACTTGAAGAATCGGTCAACAGTCTGAAAGAAGAGCATGACAACATTTTGCTTAGAGATAACAAATCTACATACATGAAAGGAGAAAGGAGACATCCAAAGTGGGTGCTATATCGCAGTAGTAGAGATTACAATTTCATTGTATTAGATAGAAGAGGTAAGGGACCATATACCTACCAACTTGGTGCGGGGCCAATAAACCACGGTGAAGAGTTAGGTAATCGAGCGATTGAACATGATGGTCATTATTACATGGACATAGGTACCGCACACAATCAACAAAAGGTATTCAAGATTGGTGACATTGTTAGAACATCCATTACAGGTGTAACAAAGAAGAATAGAAAAGAGCGAGCAGTTTACAACGTACAGTTCAAAGAAATAGAAAGCGAAGGAGAAGGTGAGGGGGCAGCAAGTGTTGAATCTCTTGACTTACTCACAAAGTCGTTTGCACCAATCCTAATTCCTCACGATATTGAAATTGACGATAAGTATATTCAAATTATCATGAAAGATGTTGATGTTGTGAATTATTCTTACGAGCAATTAAATGACGCATGGTACATTCATTCACCTACAAGTGCTATTGGTTCTCTAAAGAAAACAGATTATCCTCTAGTATTGGCTGAAAGTTTGTTGCCGTTTTGGTCGCCTGTAGCACCTCTTATGATTTCGGGTAACGTAAGAAAAGAGAAAACTATGGATATGCCTAAGAAGCCGACTGAAGAAAAGGTGGAAGAGCAGAGTGTTGGTATTTTAGAGGCTGATGATGAAGATATGATTGTCAAACCCGAAAGCAAAAAGAAAGCACTAGAGTTGATAGTTCGTGCATTGGATGTGATTGCTAAAGAAAAGATGACTTGGACAGGGCCAAAAGGACTTGGAATTGACGTAGGTTCGCCCCAAGAGTCACCTCGTGGCCCCACCCAACTAAGACATGAGTCTACTTTACCCGATTTCGATGGCGAAAAGAAAATTAATCATGAAAAGAAACACTCTGAAAAAGAGAGACTGAATCACATTCAAATCAAAACAGAAGAAGGCGAGAATCTTTCTATAGACTATGACAATGACCAGCCAATCGTGTCTCAAAGCCAAAGTTAGGTATAAATACCATAACAGACACTTCTTGTGGCAATGTTGGCAATTCAGCGACCAAATGACGGTATCGCTCTTCTCAAGAGTGGGTCCGATTTGGTAGTTGCTGGATATGCTTCTGTGGAATTGGTTGACAAGCAAGGTGACCTAATTACTCAAGGTGCTTTGAACGATGCCTTTGGTAACTTCATGAAGAGTGAGAAATTCCGCAATGTGCAACTAGCACACTCCAACATCCAAGTAGGAGAAGTAATTGACTCCTATGTAGATAGCAACGGCAGAATGTGGAAGTCTGAAGTAGACGACACAGGAATGTTTGTTGTAGTTAAACTCCGTAATGACATAGAGAAGGCTCGTGAAGTAGCCGCAGAAATCCGCAAGGGTAACCTTCGTGGATTTTCAATTGGAGGCCAAGCATTCAAAAGAGTGCGAAGGTCTGATTTTGAAAAAGGCGACTACCAAGAGATTTCAAAGATGGAATTGCATGAGATTACTATCTGTGAAAAGGGAATCAATCCCGAAGCACAGTTTAGAATTTTAAAGGAGGACAAAGATATGACTGATACAGATATTAGCAATATAATGGAAAGGCTTGAAAAGAGGCTTGATGAATTGGAGAAGGGTGAAATGCCACCGGGACTCAAGGAACACATGAAGGACAAGAAAGAGTCCAAAGATGACGAGCCGAAAGAAGAAAAGAAAGATGAAGAAGAAGAGGATGATGATAAGATGAATTACATGAAAGGTGATGAATATAGCGACGTTATTACTTCTGAATACCTAAGTTGGATGGAAGGTACACTAAAGTCTGCTGGTATTGATACAGAAGCAGCAAGACTACACTTCGACAACTTGGAAAAGGCACAACTTGGTGGATTCGACAATCCCGATGCAGTTGACGGTGCTGACTACTTCGCTGGTCAAGTCCGTGGCCGTGGACAGGAAAACGGTTCCCCATCTACAGGTGCAATCAACGCAATCACTGCAAGCGGCGGTAAGACACCAGCCGGTGCAATGGGACCAGCATCTTTGGCTAAGGGTTACCTAAACCACGGAAATGTTTCCGATGCTGACATTGAGGCTGCATACGAAGTTTACAAGGCAGCAGCACAAGAGCAGCACTTCCGCAATGACCTTGAAGGTCACTTTGCAAACAGATTCAACAGAGAAGTTGAAATTGCAAAGTCACAGCAAGAAAAGGCTGCATTTGATGCAAGAGAGCCACTATCACAGATTATGAAAACTCTTGAAACTCTTAACGAGCGAATAGACAACATCGGCACAGGCGGAGTAGCAATACAGAAGTCTGCCGGTTCAAACATTGAAGTTCCTTCTACGCAGGATTTGGCAAACATGGGTTGGGATGAAGTCCACGCCCTTGCTTCAAGAACCATGAGGGGAGAATAAGTAAGACTAAGGAGATGAGAATATGGCAAGAGATTATATCAGAAACATTCACGACATGGAACGCTACTACTACGGTGCGGGTAACGCTATGGGTTACTCCTACTCCGGTAGCGAGTTGTTAAAGGCAGATTCGCCAATGTTAAGCACAACTGCTGGTACATACCAAGCGATTTATGGTCGTAAAGTATGGTCACAGTTGAACCAAGAATTCAATGCATTTAGCATTCTACCAAAGAGGCCGTGGGAGAGAAGCGGTTGGAGAGTTATCACAGGTCGCCCATCGTTTAACGTAGGTGGCGGTGTAGCAGAAAACGCTACTCTACCGGACACAACCAAGCCAACCTTCCAAAACATTGCAGCAAAGCCAAAGACAATCGTACACACATTCGACATGTCTGAGACAGCAATGTTCCTTGCAGACAAGGATGACGGACTTGGTGACATTCGCTCTATCATGAAAGAAGAGATGGGTAAGCACCACGCAGAACACATCAACAAGATGCTAACTACTGACAAGGCAACTGTTGCTGGAAACGACTTTGAATCACTTGACAGAATCACCACCGGTGCTTCCGCAGGTACAGACGAAGACATTTACTCCATTGACCGAAGTGCAAACTCATGGTCATTGGCAGAACACAATGAGAACAGTGGAACTGACAGAGTTCTATCACTAGACCACCTAGATGACCTATTCCAAAAGATTTGGACTCGTGGTGGTAATCCAAAGGTTATCCTAACAGGATATGACACTTTGATGAGACTACAGCAACTTCTACAGAGCCAACAAAGGTTCATGGAAGAGAAGAGAGTCACACCTACCTACAACGGTGTTAAGGGTGTACCGGGTATTGAGGCTGGATTTATCGTAGCAACTTACAACGGTGTACCAATTATCCCTTCCAAAGATGTACAGCCCGACACACTGAGCAGAATGTACTTCCTTGATACTGACTACGTTTACTTCAGTACAGCAATTCCAACACAATACTTTGAGTCCGGTATCGAGACAGGCGACCCATTCGCTATCAACAGACTAGGACAAGAAGGTATGTACCGCACAATGGGAGAGTTATGGACTACTTTCTTCGGAGGACATGGTTCTATCCGTGACCTAAAGTGAGGTTGTTTGGAGATTATTAAGGAGATGAAATTATGGCAACAGAAACAGCAACTAATAAAGGCTTGACAATATCATTTGATGATGCAGATTTTAGCACAGGAACAGTCTCGGTTCTTTTAGACCTTGACCTAAGAACAGGAACCCCTGTCGATGAAACAGGATGGCTTGATGGAAACGCAGGTGGCTCTTATCCGGGTACACTTGCTGGATTCAATGCAGCAAACACTGATGGAAATGCAGTAGGTAGCATGAGATTGGTACAAATTGCATTCACATTGGCTGATGCTGCTGAACAAGTATTGGTTCTAACCGCAGGTGCTTCAAAGATTATTGGTGTCCTCGGTACCACCTTCGCAGTGGCCGATAAGACTCTATCTGCTACCTTCACTAACACAGGACTTGCACCTGCTGCTAAGACAGGTGGCTCAGACCCATCAATTGTACTTCATGGAGAAGCGGCTGGCGCAGGTACCGTAACATGCGTATTGCTTAACTGAAGGTGATTAAGTGCCTATTGTAACCTTTCTTGGCCCTTTCTATGAAAGGCGAAGAGCAGACACCATTGGTCCGTGGTTAAGGGGCCAAGCGGTTGAAGTAACCCAAGAATGGTTAGACGAGTGGAGACACACCCTTCCCTCATCACGCTTTTTAATCGAAGGTGATGAGGGGGGTGAATCCCTAGATGACGGTGATGGTATTCCCGACCCCGGTTGGAGTCGAAAAGACATATTACAATGGCTTGACGATAACAATGTAGATATAGGTAGTGGATATGTTACTAAAACTAAGGCACTAGCACTCGTAGAAGGGCACCTAAATCCAACAGTAGAAGGAGTTGAATAATTATGGCAGTAACAATAGATGAAAGACCGACATATTTCGGTGACAGAATGATAGTAACAGGAACTTACGAAGCGGGCGACTCAGAAATAGATTTGTCTAGCCTACTTGCAAGTATTGACTTTGCAGGCATCAATCCATCGGGCGCACATGCTTATGAGGCAATTGGAGATACAGGTGGTGGAAGTGGTGGCACTCAAAACGTAACTTTTGCCCCTAAAGCAAGAATTGACGGCACTACTATACGCATCGGCTCTGCTGTAGGCGATATAAGTGACCCCGACGCTACCGATACAGCATTGATAGCAGTAGGGGAAGCAGGTACATTCTTAGCAATTGGTCGCCGTTCTTGAGGTGACGACCAATGGTAAATTTGTCCAAAGTAGCCTCTAAGGTAGTTGGACCGCTATCCCCAAAAGAGTTTAGCGATGCTTCTGCACTACAAACAACCATCAATACGGCTATACAAGCAGTATCAGATGCAAACGCAACTAACGCAATTCTAGGCACTGAGTGTATCACTGTTCTCGGTAACACATTCATTGTAGTTCTATACCAACTCGCTTGAGGTGAGTGGTGTGGGGTTTGATGTTAGAAGCATTGACTTATCGGACATAATGCGTGGCTCAAAGCAGGGCACCAAGTCCGATTTAAGTTACAATAGTAGCGCAGTTACAAATTCTGACAAACCGTTAGCAGGTGTAACACAACAACAGCGCAAGCGTAATCGTGATATAGGCGATGTATTAAACATTGGTGCGGGTACAAGATGCACACACTGTGGTTTCCTACATTTCTTATGGAGAGAAACCTGTGGTGCGTGTGACAAACCTATGGAATACAACTTGGGACACAGAGATGAAAAGAAAAGGATGTGAAGTTTATGAATAAAATACTGATTAAAGCAATTAGACCTCATAGACAGAAAGTTCTAACTCAACAGGGTGAAGAGATGAAATTGCAACGGTGGGCTAATAAGTTAGCCGCCGAGCAATTGAGAGGGGCTGGTGGAGATGCTTCGGGAGAGCAGCATAGACTTGCAAGGGATGCACTCATGCGAGAAGCGGTAATGAATCCCGAAAAACACGGACTAAAGTTCATGGCTGAAAGAGTACCGTTTGAAGGTCAAGAGTTGACTTCTGACTTAACTGAGGCTGACCCCGAAGGTGAGGCGGCTGCAATTGATAGTCAGTTTGCACCCGATGAAGAAGAAGAGTTTTTTGAGGCTAATAATACTGTGAAGGATAACAGTGACTATCACAGTAAATTATTCGATGAGCAAGGCAATCTTCGTACCACTCTAAAACCCGATGAAGAAGAAGAGGCTGAGAATACTAAAACAGAAAGACAACATGTACCTATGGATGCTGACCATCCCGATTATTTCAAAAGTTCAAGAAGAGTAGCATTTAGTGATGCTTGGAGTTTGTTGAAAAATTACACTGCTGAACAAACAAAAGAAGCAATGAGTCAACACATGAATGATGGACTCACGCCCGAAGAGTTGAGAATGATACGATATAAGCATGTGCGTGACCAAAATCTTTCTTGTAGAGGATGCGGGAAGCAACTTGATAGAAACGACTTTGAGTACGGTGCTTGTTTAAATTGTCATACATCCACAGCAAAAGCATCACAGTGAGGGAGGGTAATGTATGCCAATGGTATTCAGTCCCGGTGAGCCGGAAACAAGGCCACTTTATCCCGAAGAAGTAGTGTACACTACAGCCCAAAAAGTAGCAGACCTTCTTGAGATTAGCGCACAAGACGCTATACTAATGAGTGCTGACGCTGACAGCGATGCTATCTACATTACAGGAAATGAGTATCGTGATGTAGGGTTTAGCGTAGGAGATAAACTTCGTATATACAGCGACGCTGACCCATTCGGTCATGATGATTTAGAAATCACCGCTATAGGACGAGGGGCTGGTGACAAAAGCGGTCACGTTAAGATTACAGTTAGCGGTGCTACTATCACTACTACAGATTTTGAAGTTGCGGATAATGGGTATGTACAGAATAAAGCATCGTTTACCAACGGCAGAACTCGTGGATTGACTAAGGCTAAGGTAGACCATGTGATTTTGAAGATGCAAGACCGCATAGACAATATGACTCGCAATGCTTGGCGACCTTATCTCGTAGCAGCAGAATATATCAACTTCGATACATACAAACCGTACCGCCGCCGATATTATACCGACTATGTAGGTACAAGTCCACTTTTATTCCGTAATGTACAGCAGATGCTTCGCATTGAACTATGGCAGGGTGACGACTATCGTGAGATATGTGGTGCTGAAGTCAGAATTAAGTTTGATGATGTGTCTAACTTAGCCTCTTCAGCAATATATTTGTCACCCGGTAACGGTAGTGTTGGTACATTAGCACAAGGTACAGGTACTAATCAGTGGAGGGATGATTTTGATGCAACTACTGTTGCTCAAAACTTTGCAGACCTAATTAACAAAGAAGACAGAGTTGGAAAAACAGCAGCCGAGTTTGCACCTGCATTTACACTAGAAGGTTCTACATCTAATGTAGCGGTGAATAACGAATTCTTAGCATCAGCAAATGCAGATTACGGTACAGGTATTGTGAAACTATCATCAATGAGAGCAGTGAAAGCCGGTGAAGTATGTAGTATAGTAACTACTTCTTCTGATATTTCTATAAGTCAAGGACAAGATAACAGTACCACATTTACAAGTCTTGATTCTACAACTATCAATGTAGCGTCTACTACAGGGTTTGCAAACGCTGGTGTGGCTATAGATGCAAGTGGTGATGTTTTCCGTTATACAGGCAAAACCGCCACATCGTTTACAGGGTGTGTAGCAGTAACGGGTGCATTATCTGATATTACAGGGGCTATCACTCAAACTACTTTCTTAGTAGATTTACAGGGTGGTTCATCAAGCGGTGACAATGCAAGACTTCGTGATTGGTGGCTTGACCACGAAATGGGTATTGTGTACTTCAATAATTCATATCCGTTCTTTGAGTGGAATGCAATTAAAGTAGCGTATATTTATGGTGAAAGATATGTCGAGAAAGCAATTGAAGACATATGTAC